TGGCCACTGAAAAGAAAGCTAGGGTAGCAACTGCGTAAAGAAGTTTAAATGCGCTCATAACAATATTGAATTTTTCGTATTTTAAGTTTTAAGTCTCTAATCATGTAGTGTGCAGACGTGCGGCTTACCTTGAAAAAGTCGGCCATTGCCTCGGCTGTTTGCTTCTTGTCATCAAAATAGACTTGGGCTATTCGTTTTTCCACAGGATCGGTAATTTCACTTCGGTATTTTTGAATGCACCATTTACGAAAGTTGTAAACGTTTTCAATTTGAATCTTGTCTAGCACTTCGTCGTTGTCTGGTTCGTCTAGTAGGTCGGGAAGTTGGCTTTTAATGTCGTCTTGTTTGTGGCTTAGTGACGTGTTCCAAATTATTTGGTACTTAATGGTATTGAGTAGGTAGCTTTTTACGCTGTTTTCGTCCGTCTTTTCGGTGTCAATGGTCAAGACGTGCAAGTAGGCGTTATTTATGCAAGTGTCAGCGTTCAGCATCGAGCAAGCCAGCTTTTTATTATTGACATAACGAGTCAAAAAGTAATTAGCGTAAGCCCTTACCTCGTCGTAGTTTGCCGACACGTAAGCGTCAAGCGTGCGTTTCAAACCATTGCAAGAACTCATTATAAAATTTTATTCGATCCTGGGTTGCGCATAAACATCTAGCGTCGCGTTCACCTGTTACCTTGTTTTTAATAGCTTGCAACTTACGCAAATGCATTTTACTTAGCCTTTCGGGCTTTAAGTAGGCAAGTATTCCGTGTATTTCTAGTAATTGAGCTTCGCTAAGCATAAGTCGACAACGTAAGAACATAAAGAAACTAGGCACGCGGTAAGAAATTCACCACTAACAAACCATGTAACCCAAAATCCCATACACTTTGGGCAACCAAAAGCCGAATGTAAATAGATTGTAAAGCGGTTTAAAGGCACTTCAGTAAAGATGCGGTCTAGTAGGTCTTGTAGTGGCTCAAAGTTCGTTAAAAACCATGCAAGCGCTATGTAAAGTAGTATTTCCATTTGGTTAAATTCTAGTCAAATATAAGCTTAATTATTAAACAAGACATTTTTTAAATAAAAAAGCCCCTTTTTACGGGGGCTGATTACTAGTGTAGGTGTTTGTAAAGGTATTCGTCTAACTTAATGAGGGTTGAAAGGTTTACGTCTTTGCCATTCAAGAAGTTATTTATTTGAAAATGGTGAAACTTACCCGTCTTTTCTTTTATTTCTGTTACAATTTGGTTTCGGTTTCGTGTTTTCAATAGGTCTTTAAGCCCACGCCTAAGCGCTTCGTCTTGAATAAACATAATCATAAGTTAAAAAGGTAAGTCGTCGTTTGCCACTACTGGTTGTGTTTGAGGGGCTACGTATGGCTCACTAAATGAAGCCGAGAAATAACTACCGCTTTTGCCTTGTTTAACCCAAAGGGCTATTTCCATTTCTTTTCCGTTTACGTTTACTTTACCGCGGTAGTCTGGATGGTTTTCCGCTTTCTTGTTGTCGTTCTTAAAAATTGCGCCCGTGTTTAATTTGTTTTCCATTATGTTGGTTTTAAAAGTTACTAATAAATGCAATAATCATGGCAATGCAAAGCGCCGTTATCAATATCATTGTGCTTATTGCGGCTAGTTGCTCGCGGTTTTGTTGTTTGTCCATTGGTTTTGGCTTAGGTGTTTTGAAGTCTAGCTTTGTTTGTTTTTCCTTTTGACTAGATGCCCAGGACTTGCGGTATTCGATTGTAAGCATTGCCACACGTTTAGCGGTTGCACGGGTTGGCTTCTTAGCTGCCCAAGTGTAAAGGGCTTTGTCTACTTTCTTAATGTAGCCGTTCGTCTTTAAGACATTAAAAACGTCCCAACGCTTTTGGCTGAGTTCGTCAAACCGAAAGTGCGGCTTTTCGTTCATTTCGATTAATAAGTCTTTGTAAGACTCTAGGTTTATTCTTTTCATTCTGTGCTGTTTTATAAATTTAAATTGTTTTCATTTGCGAATTCACGAAGCTTTGACCTTAACTTGTCGGCGGCTTCTATTTCTTGTTCGGTGGCTTCTCGGTTTCCCATATATCCGTGTTTCACAATGCTTCTAAGTTCTTGATCCAGAAGATAAACTATGTCTTTCCATTTCCAAGCGTTAATAGCGTCTTGCAGCTCGTCACTTTCGTCGTGGTCAAAATGTAGCGTTGCTTTCATTGTTCTTGTTGTTTAGTTAAAAAATATGCTCGTCTTTCCGAGCCGTCAGCGTTCTATTGAAAACGGGAGTTGTTGCGCCTATCCCTTATTTCTTTACATTTCGTGTTTACTTATGTGGCAATTTTTACCCCTTATCCTTTTCCATATTGGTTAACTCAATTAACGCGGCTTTTTGGTTCTTTTTGTATTCGTCTTTTAGTCGTTCTAAGTAAAGTACAAAGTCCATTGCTTCTTCTTGTGCGTGTGTGAGCCATTCTAAGGTGCTTAGGTCGCTTCTTTCTAGCGTGGTGTTATACTTCTTTATTCCGACTTGCGAACGTTCGGCAAAACGGCTTAAAACGCGTAAAACTATTTGGTCTTCTATTTGCTGGTTCATTTTAATTTGTTTAAGTAAACACGCTGGTATTTTATGAAGCCGTTTTTTAAGGTTAGGTTTATTTCGGCTCGGCTTATTTCGTGTTCTTGTTCGTTAATTAGTTTAATTATTTCGTCTTTAAGTCGTTCCTTATCAGACTTTACCCTATTTGGATGTGGTGGTAATGGCGTTAGACTCATAAGAAATTATAAAGGGTTTCGTAATACTCGCGGCATAGTTCGACGCGTTCTTTTATTTGCTCGATTACTTGTTCGTCACGTTTGACCTCAAAGAACTTTACACGGCGGTTGTCGGGGATATGGTCGAAGTTGTGGCGCTTTGTAACTTGTTCAATTAGTTCTGGGTCTTCTTCTAAAAGCTTAGCGTTCCAATGGGCGCGTCTTATTTCGTCTTGCACCATGTCTTCGGGTGTGTTGACTAAGCAATAGACTAGCAACGCGTCGGTTTTTCCGACAAGTTCCATGTACCCTTGCAGCTGAAAAAAATAGTCCTTATTCGGTATTTCAGTAGCAAAGAACGGGAATGTCGTAGCGTCCCAAGAACTTTTAACGTCCAAAAGAATTGTGTCCGTGTTTACGTCGGGCGTTCCTGTTAGCCAATCATTGCTAAAATGTTCGTCGTTTTTGATTAAAAACCCTAGTTCTAGGGCTTCGCTTGCAATTCTTATGCTTTCGTCTTCGACTAGGTTTCCCTTGTCCGTGTAGCGTGAACTAAAGGTTTTACGTATTCCGTATTTCGCTAGCAACACTTGTTCTTCGACGTATGTCTTAGCCGTTTGGCTTAGTAGTTCGCTTTTGGATCGCGGTGATGTCATGATTTTACCAATCGAAGAACATCTAACTTTAAAAGTGTTCATAGGGCGTTCAACATTTCGGTTTGTGACTCAGTTAAAGTAAAGCTAGACGTTATCTTTTCTTTAGTTACTTTGCCGTCTACAATTGCTTTACACGCGTCTTGAAAGCGTTTGTTGTCAATGGCGGGTAATTTCTTTACTTGTTCGCCGCCAGCATCGGTGTCTTTATCCGTCACTAAAGCGAGGCAGCTTGCCAATGCGTACCTACGAAAATAGGTCACGCCCGAACCAAACGACTGATAGTCATTCATACCTTTAAGTTGAACGTGTGGTATTGCTACTTTACTTTCTAGGTTCTCGCCGCTTTCTACGTGGAAAATAAGCGTAACAATGTAGTCGATACCTTCCTTAGTGTCTAGCATTTGGGTAAAGCCTAGCCCGTGTTTCTTTAGTAGCGGGTTAATCTTGTCGAAAATTGCGGGTAAGTCGGCGTAAGAATAGCCGAACCCTTGCGTGCCTTTGTGAATTACTGGTACTTCTTGTTGGAATGCTGCCAACGCTTTAAATAAATTTTTCATGTTCTGTTTTGTTTAGTTATTATATGCAAATATAGAGCTTATTTTAATTCTGCAATCTTTTTTTTATATTTTTTTATAATTTCTTTTAATTCTTCTGCGGTATACTTGCGAACGTCGTGGGCTTTTTCGTGCAACTCTAGTAGACGTTCTGGGCCTATTCGTTTTTCTATTCCTATTTGGTATTCTAATAAGTTTCCGTGTTTGTAGCGGTTGCACGTTACGCATTGAGCATGCACGTTGTCTTCGTTGAATGTAACGGCTTTGTGTCCGCCCATGCTGAAATAATGCCCAGCGTCGTATTTTTCCCCTAGTAAACCATTACAAGAAACGCAAGGCTTTCCGCGATCCCGAAGACGAATAAACGTATTAAACACCTTTTGGGCTTCTTTAAGCCAGTCCGTTGTCGTTTTAAGGTCGTTCTTTAGCTTTACCTTAGTCTTTTTCCATTGAGCCGCTTTGGCTTCTTCTACAAAGGCTTTTATACATTCGTCTTTTAAACAAAATTTATGGTTAAAGCGTATTGGCTCAAACTTGTCTTTACAATTCTTACAGCGCATCAAATATGTTTTTTTGTATTCCTATTCCTTCTAATCTGCTCCATTGGCTAGCCATTGCGTCGGCTATTCCCTGGAATGTTTTACTTCTTAGCGTTCGTCTTTCTGCGGGTGTTTTAGCTGTTTTTAGTGCTTCAAAATACCACATAGGCTGTTTTTTCTTTTTTCCGTTTTTATCTGTAAATTCATACATTTCGCCTTTACCCACTATTTTGGTTGGTTTTAAATGAGGTAGATTTTTAAGCCATAAACAAGTGGACTTACTAGCTTCGTCGCCAAATTGCCAAGGGTGTACAATTTGGTCGGGTTCACGAATGTAGCTAGAAATTACGCTTATCGGATTCTCAATAGCAATGCGTTCAATTTTGCAATCCATTAATCGGTGAACAAACTCTAAGCCATCCATTTGGTTTTTGTAGCGTTCTTCGTTTCTAGTTCCGTCTTTATTATACATCCAACCCGCGCCGCTTACTGCTAGGTAAGTGCAAGGGGGGTGCGCTACCATTAAATCCCAACCTTTATCTATTACCTCAAATACGTCTTGTTGGTAATGCCATTCGGGGTGGCCACCGCTACACGGCAATAAGTCACAGCTAAACGCTTCGTGGCCTAATTTTCTAAAGGCCTTAGTTACTGCCTGGCTTTCTTCGCAAGCTACAAGTACACGTAATTTTTTCATAGTTCAATATCTTTAAATTTTATTTCGTTTTTTAGTTCGTCGTAAGCTACGCGAAGTTGTGCGTTGCGTCTAGCTAGTTGGTTAAGTTCGCGGTTTAAACTTATTATTTCGTTCTGCATTTCGATTAAAACAAGTTCTGTTTTTAGTAATTGTTCTTCGCTGTCCTTACCGCCGTTAATGTAGTCCTTTGCGTCTGGTTTGTCCTTTTCGAGTTTTTCCCTTACGTTTTTAATTCGTTCGCGGACTACCCAAATAGTATTCTTAGCCCATAGTATTTTCAAGTCTAAATCCATTTTAAAAAAGTTTTAATATATTTCTGTTTAGGTCAATTTTCCATAGGTTAATGTCGTTACTAGCTTTAAACCCGACATGGTTTATTTTTCCTTTTTCCCAAACGCCGTATTTTTCAAAGCCTAGTTGCTGCCAAAATCGGTTACTATCTAAATCGGTACGACAACGCAAAGTAAAACCAATACGACCAAACATTTCGCAAAATTCCCGACATACTTCTACTAAAGCCGTTCCGTAATGTAAGCGCCTAGCGTCGTTTCTTACGGCTATTTGCTGAATTTTAGCGTATCGGTAAGCGCTAACCGCTGGGGTAATTAAAACGTAGCCGACAGCGTCGTTATTGGCTTCGCAAATTAACACAACAAAATTGCGTTCACCACCCCAAACGTATTTTTCCCATACGGACTTTTGAATAAAGCCCACCGCGTTGGCGTTTTCCTTTTGTAGCTTGTCAACTAGTAGCATGTCTTTTATTGTGCTAGTTCTTACGCTTATGTTTTTTATTTTGTCTTCGTACAGGACATTAATAAGGCCCGTGCTGCAATCGAATTTACCTAGTTCCATTTTAAAAAGTGTTTAAGTTTCGTAATTTTTGGCTTGTCGAAATTAGCCCTTCGGTTATTGTTTTTTGTACGTCTTTTGGTCGGTATTTTTGTAAGGGGTCGATGCCGTTAATTGTAAAGCCTAAGCCGCTGTTAAAGTCGCAGACAACAGGATAGTCAATTTCTGTATGTTTGCCGCCCGTTTCCATGTCTTTAACTTTCTCCACGTTTACCCAAGTCTTAAATTTATATTCTGGGTGTTTAATTAGGCGGTGAATAACTAGCATATCGTCGCATCGGTTCAAAAATGCCTTACCCCCTTCGATTCCATCCTTTAAGGGGGCTTTCAAATGTCCTTTAAGTTCACCCTCAGTATACAAATTTCCGCTTCGACCGCTTTCAGTATTCGGGTGCGTGTTTATGTAAATGGTCATGCCCGTGCTGTTGACAAATTGGCGGGCAGTATTCATAAATTCGTAGTTCCCAGCAAATGACATTTCGCGATCCAGGCCCGTGAAAGGGTCTATAAGACCGACTTTGCACCCACTTTGTGCAAATAAAGCTAGTATTTCTTGCGGTTTGTACAAGTTTTTATTGTCAATAAAGGTAAAGTATTGTTCTAAGTACGCAACGTCGCCCGCAATTTGGGAATGACTTAGTTTGTTAAAGTGTTTACCGCGGTACATTTGCACCATGTCGCGAAGTATTTGCCCCTTTTGGTTTTCACCCGACCAAATGCAAAAGGTAATGTCATGCTTTAAAGCTAGGGTAAGAAAATACCAATTTATCCAATACGTTTTTCCGACGTTGTCATGTCCTAGAATTATGTTTAGTTGCTTAGGTTTAAATTTAAGGTGGTCATCTAGTCCACAATCTAAGCCAAGCCCTTGTTTTATTTTTCCGTCCCTTACATCGAGTAAGTATTGCAACGCGTCGCCTTGTTTGAGTATCATTTTAATTGTTTTTAAGTGCGTTTAGTAAGCGGTCGTTTTCTTGTTCTAGCCAATTAGCGTTAAACCCTTTCCATGAACGTTCTACGCAAGTTCTTAAAATTCTGTTTTTGTCGCCCCCGTGTTTTTGTACTTGGCTCATGAACGAGTTAAAAGCGGTTTCAGTATTTACGGCCTTTAGTTGTTTGCGAACTTCGACCCATTCACGGGCTAATTTTTCGTCAAAACCATTATCTAACAGCGAAGATAAAAAGCTATATGTATTATTCTTTTCTTTCTTTTCTTTCTTGTTACTGGTCGTTTGCTGGTCGCTCGTTGGTCGCTCGTTGGTCGTTTCGTTGGTCTCTACTTGGTATTTCGAGTAGTTAACTATTTGAATTATAGTGCCTTGTCCACTTGTTTTGATGGCCACTTCGTTGGTCGATTTTAGCTTGTCTAGTGCAGTCCTAGTTTGACGTACACTTAGGCCAACTTCTAAAGCTAGAATGTCTCGACTTGTTAAAATTGTACCCGTTTGCAATAGCATACCCCTATATTTTTTTTCTTTGTGGTTGGCTTTTAAAAGCAAATGAATAAACAAGCGGAATGTATTGTGGTCGTCGTACCATTCCCATTCTAAAATTTGCCTATGTAATTTAACCCATCCGCTCATAATTCAATAATTGTGGGTATATTTTCCCCTAAATAATAATGCATAGACCATTGTCCAAATCCGTCTGAATAAGTAACCTTATATACAAGCCTTTTCCATGGTTCATAATATTCTTTTTCTATTTCAACTAAATAAAAAAATTCGTTTTTTCTTCCGTCTAAATGAATTTCAGCTGCACCCATATTTTAAATTTTAAGCAATAAAAAAACCCCTGCATATCCACGAGGCTCGACGTTCGTTTCAATACAAGGGTTAATAATACCTTTCGAGTTTATGGTGTCGAGCCAACTCTACTACAAATATAACGTTTTATTGGGCTAAAAGTTGCTCGTCTTCTAAAATTTCTTCGTAAAAACCCATCTTTACCCGTCTTTGTACACGTTTAAACGCTGCTAGGTTATGCGCTTTTAGTATGTCTACCTTAATGTCGTAGTCTTTTTGCGTCTTAAACACTTTAGAAATGTCGGGTAACTCTGCGCCGTCTAGGTAAGCTTGAAGCGCGCACGTCTCGGCTAAGTAGTCAACGTCGCGGTAACTAGTTAAGTCTTTGTGTACGCGTAACCCGTGTAGAATGGTAGCGTGGTTCTTGTCGAAAACACGGCCAATCTGCGAAAGGCTAAGCCCACACTTACGAAATTCATTGTAAAGATAGTAACGTTTAAAAAGTACGTCGCGGCGTCTGGACTTGTCAAGTAGTCCGTATTTTTCGATGAGTTCGTTTATTAGTGCTAGTTTATTCATTTTGTTTCGTTTTTTTCTTGGTAGTATTTTTCTAATTCTTCGGCTATGTGCCATTCTTTGGCATGCCATAAATTGCCGTTGTTGTCTACGACATAAATAATAGTTGTTTTTAGGTATTCAATGGGACTTAAGCCCGCATTTATTGCCTCTATTCTTTCGTTATGCATGTCGGCAATACTTTGGCAAATCATATAGACTTTATCTTTTTTCATATTTGCTCAACTTTAAATTTGCCTAGTTCGTAATTTCCCGTTGCTAGTAAGTCCATTTTTTTCCAATATGCTAGGCTTTGAGAATTTAAAACCCAGCTTTCTACGGCTTTAGATCCGACGTAATAAGTTAGTTTCCATTTCATAGCTTTTCTAATTCGTGTTTAACTTCAGTATAAAAGTCGTCCGCATAGAACTCTGATAGTATTAAATTAACTGAAATAATTGCGCATTGCTTGGCTATTTCATTATAAGGTTGGTTGTATTTGTTATTGGTATCGAAGTCGTACTTTACTAATTCTGTTAAATACGTTTCAAATAATTCTAGTGCTTTTTGTTTTGGTGTCATAGTTCTTGCATTTTGATGTCACAAATTCGGTGGTAAAGGTCATGATTAAACGACGTCCAAAATCGGTTCACTTGGTAATTATTAAATGCCCCACAGATTGCCCTCGTCGTTGTATTCTTGAACGTAAGCGTCTTCAAATGTGTTGGCTTCGTAAAGCGTTTCAAGGTAGTCGTCGCAGTCGCGCGTTTGTTTGATGGTAAGTTTTTCATTGTACTCTTTTTTAGTTATTTTATAGTTTGCGTAAGCGTCGTAAATTTTGATTTCGTATTCTGCTAGTATTTCGGCGTTCATGTCCGTGTCGCCTTCGTCCCAAAGCGTTACCATTAAGTAAACAAAATTGGTGTCGCCTGGAGCGTATACTTCGAAGTCTTTAAGTTCTGTTACAATCATTATTTTGAGTATTTAGAGTTATAAACGTGGTTAACATATTTGTCAAAGCTTGGCTTTAGTTCGTAGGTCTTTTGTTGGTGTGTCTGTGTGTCTGTTGTTTTGGCGTCTAGAACGGGGTAACTATTTGTAGACGTTAGCCAAATTAAAAAAACCATACATAACACCGCAACCAATGCGCCGCCTAAAGTTTCTTTTTCGTCTCGGTTCAATTCATTAAACCAATTTACGTAGTTCTTAATTGTTTTCATATTCTTCGATTGTTTCGATGGTTTCTAATAAGTTTAAAACTGAACCCCAAGCGCCTAACGCAAAACGCGTGTGTTTGTGTTCTACGCCGTATTGGCTTTGGCAATGTCTGTAATCCGAATACAATTCTTTTTCTTTGTTGCGGATAAGCTCGATAATTTGTTCTTTGCTCATGGTTTATTTGTTTAAATAGTTGTCAATTTTCACAATCATTTTATCAATTGCGCTCAATGAATCGAGGTGGCTAAATGTTCCAAACATCATAGAACCATTAAAATAAGCTACTGCTGTAGTAGCGCCGCCGTCTTGGGTTGTTTCTGTAATTTCGAAACCTTTGTAGTTAATTGTTTTCATGTCGTTTCCGTTTTGTTATATGCAAATATAGATACTATTCACAACCCACCAAACTTTTGCACAACTTTTTTTAACATTTTTTTAGAT